TTCTTTCGTGAATTAAAAATTGACTATTATGAATACGTGCTGATATAAGAGATAACTTTGTGACATTAAAAATGGGAGTTTTTAAATTAACGACATAATCTCCAGGGTTTGGGTATATTATAGGATCACGTTCGCCACTATCTATATCTAAGGTATGTACCTTCATTAAAATATAGGAGCATTATTTTAATGAGTGTTTTACTTATTTATGTATATGTATGTTTAAGAGAGACTATGTGCAAGTGGGTTATTTTGAAGATTCCTTTTAGCAATATCTAAACCACACTGAGAAGTATTTGGATTTTGAATACCCTTATACGCATTAAGTTGATTATAATCGTTTGGTCTATATTGTTGAGTCCAACCACCACTCGCGGCATTTACTCGCCCGTCGATACGTGTTGTATCCGAACGAACACTGGTTACCATACCACCCTGGTTAAGTGGATCGGCGCGAACGTTCATACGACCTGCACCTGGAGCACGACCTGCCTTACCTCTTCTATCATCTGGTCTGAATCCATACTTCATGAGATCCGCGACTGTGTGTTCAGTTCCAAACGTACGCTTTTCGCCAATTTTAGATGCAGGTGCATTCAAGTATCCACCCACAAAGTTGCTTATACCTGGTGCTGGAGCATTTGCATAAGCGTAAGATTCGATATTTCCATCTTTCTTATTACGCGTTGGTTCTTGTGCTCGAGTTAATGCAGAGACGGTTCTTTTTGCAGACGCATAACTAAGAGTATCCGTTCTTGAACCCGTTTCGGAACGATTCGTAGTACGTTTCGTTCTTTCGTGTTCGGCTCTTGGAGTTCTTCCTGCAAATCCCTGTGCATGACCACCTGATGGTGGTAATCTATCTGGGAGAAATGCGGTTTTTTCTGGCCTGTTATTTCCGAGTTCACCCACCATAGTTCTTCGACCACCCTTAGAATCGTACGCGGGACCACTTCTACCTGGGAGTGTTGTTAATCTGTATGCACCTACATTTTCTGGGTTGACTCTAAAAAGTTGTTGATGTCCACCCAAAGCTGGTGTATCTGCACTAACACCCAAACCTGGGCCAACGAGTTGTTTTTCAATTGGTGAAAGGTTATTCATTCGACCACCGTCATACATCATTCTATTTCTCATTTCAAGTACTTCACCACCCGAAGATCTCGAACCATTTGCTACATCTGAAAACGAAGAGACTTCGGATTTAGACGTGTAATCTGGTTCAACGAGAGGCGAAAGTGGGCCCAAATAAGACTGAGCAATAGTTATATCACGATTATCTACTTCTGGTTTAATTGCAATAGTTTCTTCGACGGATTTACCTTCGATTGTGTATTTTTCTTCTGGTTTGCTTAATCTGCGACCAGCATAAACTAGTCCTGCTATAGCTAAGATAGAGACGGGATCAGCCATTCTTATTTCTTAGCGAGATTTTTATTGACCGTATCTTTTTTGAAATAAACCATTTTGAAGTTCGGCACGAGTACTCGAAGGTTCATAAGTTCGAGTTCTGAGTGGAACTTTACACTCAACATTTTGGAGTGGGTGAAAATTTTTTTCGTATGTTTTTGCTAATATCTTGTTAAACTGGGACGTAGATTGTGGGCGGAGTGCATCACTTGTTTCGATAAATTGTGCTGGTGAACCTTTACCTGCCATATATGGAGCCGTACCATATAACATGGTATTTGGTCTCGCGGATCCATAATTCAAGGTACTGGGCTGAGGATATACAAATACTTCCTCTGTTGCACAAACTTTTGGTACTGCTTTATCTTCGACAATTTTCAATCCTGGTTGGAGTTGATAAGCCATTTTATATTATGTAAATATTTTGTTTAGACCTATGGTGAGAAAGTTCCCGTGGGTCTACTTGCACTACTTCTAATATCTCCACTTGGTGAAAGTCCTGCAAACGCTTCGAGTTGAACTCCTCTTGCATTTGGATTACACAAACGTGGGTCTTGTCTGCACGTTTTTTGACCTTTTTTACCGTGGATATATTCATAGTATGGATCGCCAGCTAATGAAGTGCTTGGCATAGTTACAAATTGTCTTGACATGGCATTTCTTTGGTAAAGTGGCATAGCCGATCGAGAACGAGATGGACCGTATTTAACACCTTCTGTTGCTAAATCGTTCGCTTGTTTTTTAACCGTTGGGTAATAACAGGCGCTTGGTCTATCTGGTCTATCACCAAAATCACTTAAAAGAACATTTCCCATTGGATTTTCTTTGTCTGGAAGCTGACAAGCCCCTGTTGCACCCAATTGTCCATCTGTGGGTCTCGCAAGGGCTTCTCTAACCATATCGGATCTTTCCATTATGAAAAGAACACCGAGTGCTGTTCCGCCTAGAACAAAAATACGTGTATCACGTTTAATAAGATATATTATACAAGTTGCATAAATTATAAATCTGGCTGTAGCATTTATACGCTCTTCTGGGGTAAGAGTTGTTGAAGGCCAAAAATTTAATACTTTATCTGAACGAATGAGTTGTTTTGGATCTTCGAACCAAGATGTCATTTATATATTACTAGTTTATTTTTTACCACCACCTAACATTCCACCCATAAGACCCTGCATGGTCTTCATTAACGCGTCTTCATCTAATTCAGTTCCGTCTTCACCCATTTTGTCTGCACACTGTTTTGCTACAGTTTCAATCATGGAAAGTGTTTCTTCTGGTATAGATTTAATGGTCGTACCTAACATGTATAAAGTTTGTACATATTGCCAAATAGCGTTTTTCGTATTTTCTGAACACGAAGACCAATGATCTGTCAAATTAACGCCTTTCATAAAGTCTAAATTTTTAGCTTCTTCGAGGAAAAATCTATCATCCTTTGATGAAATTTTATCGGCGTATGGAGTGACACCAGTCATAAATCCGTCAACTACGAGTTTTGGATTTGTTTCTTTCATTAAATCGAATGCTGACATGCATTTTTTCAAGCCTTTTTCTTCTGGAAAAGTCTTATGGAGTTCCATAAGAAATTGGCCCATCATTTCATTGAAAGCCGATACCGAAGCCATTTTTTGTATATAGTAAGTGTGTACTATCTTTAAGTAAAGAATTTTAAAATGGTTCTGTAGATATGCTTTCTTTCTTACCTATTCCGTTTGTAACGATAAAAAAAACTAAAATAGCGACGAGCGCCGCTGGTTTTGTATACGCTGGTAAAGGTAATTTACCTTCGTTATTTAATTTTGCTTTAAAGTGAATATATCCTGCAGTCATAAATCCTGCGATTAATCCGGCCCATGCTGGATCTCTTAAATAGTCTTCAAATTCCATTTAATATAAACGAGGTTTTTTTCTATGGATATCTGGTGCGTCTTGGATGAGATTCTGGTGCATCTGGAAATAAAACACCATCGTCTTGAGATTGTCGTGCTTGTGATCCTGTATTTATGGTTTTGAATTCGTTATCAATAAACGATGATTGTTGTTGTGGTGGTATATATGGGGCTTGTGATGGCAGTTGTTCTTGTTCTTGTTCCATTGGTGGTTGTTCGAGTGTATCTGGGTCTTCGAGAGGTGGTTGATCATCCATCATGGGTTCCTGTTCCATAGGTCCTTGTTCTCCACTGGTTTGATTAAATGGATCACCCGAAACTTCTTCTGGTTCTTCACCCCCTTCCAAAACGTCTGGATCTTCAAAATCACCAACTTCCGCTTCATTCAAATCAAGATCTTGACCCTCTTGTGTTTGAGACATGTACGTTTGTAAAATTTGTTGAACGGGTATAAGTTCTTTTACGGCCGTTTCAATACACGCCGAGAATCTTTCAAATAACTTATCGTTTCTGGCATGTTCGTTTTGTGGGTCGTGATATATATAAGGATCGTTATACAGATTTTCCGCGGCCTTATTATAACACATTTGAATAAAGACTTCGTTCGTTGGAAGTTTTAATGATATTTTCTTATTATCTTTACTTAACCGAACCGCTGATAAAATTTTAACACAACTTACAAAAACGGCTGCAATAAGATCATTAAACCATGCACATCTATTTGCAATGTTATCCGTGTGTTGCTTAGACTGGGCATCACTCCAATTTGGAACTTCCTTTAACAATTTTTGAAACATAATAAGTGTTTTTCTCCCTTTAGATAACTTATATGCTTCTTCATACATTTCTTCAAAAACTTCAATCATAACTGGGCACATGAGTATACAGAGTTGGCCAAGATATTCGCGTTTAGCTTCAACGAGTATATTAAGATTGTCCATTTATGATTAATTGGGTTTTTTTATGAGAGGTTATCGCGCATTTGTCCTGTATTTATTAGCGGCTTTTTTTAGGTTTACAAGTGTTGGAAAATCTTCTAATTGGTCATCTTCTTCATCTTGTTTTTTCTGTGTATCGTTTTTTAATTTACGGGGACGCCATGATATACATAGTTCAAAATCTCCTATATGTTGTACCGTGAAACCACCTATATGTAATTGTCTAACTAAATATTGAGTTGCTTTAATTCTATCGAAATGTGGGTAGCCCATAACAAATGAAGGTATCTGTACAAATACGTATTTATGACCTAATTCAACGGATTGACGTATTTTTTTAGATATCTGTTCGTATAGTTTAACGTACGTTTCTTTCCTGAGACGATTTCGTTTTTCAGCTATTCTAGATATATCATCTACACTGATCATTACAATACGTTAAATTATTATTTCGTCATTATTACTCATGTTTTGAAGGGTATCCATAGTACCTGGTTCTGATGATATTGGTCTATCTAAAGGAACTGGCATAACATTAACTGGTTTGTTTTTATTACCATACATGGTTTGTGAATCCAAAACCTCTTTGTCAACAAACCTATTATTCTTTATGATATCCAATTCGGATTGTCTAACGAGTGTATAATCTTGAAATTCTTGAGCATTAGTTGGATCTGTAAAAACGCCTATATCAGAAGGTGGATTTATATGTATAGGTTGTGTTTTAAGGTACAATATAGCAACTTCTGGTTTTTCATCAACTTTTATCTGTTTATCACGCTCGAGTGCTTGTAATTTCTTTTCATCTCGTCTTAAACGTATTTGTTCTATTTCAGATAATTCACTTTTTCTTTCGAGACGTTCACTCACACTTTGTTTTGTTTCCTCTAATATATCACCAAATTGCCTACCTTCTTCGTATTCTGATGTTATATCCCTTGTTTCATACCTTGGACCTTCATTAATCACTTTTATATCAGACGTGACTAAAAATCCAAAATCAAACCCACCATGTTTTACAACCATAAACATACATCTATACACTTCACTTCCGTTAATTTTGTGTGTATACTTCTTAACTTCTGTTGTTTCTATTATATAAGTACACAAACCGGTTTTTTTAGAAACTTCCTTGTTTGTTTTTAAAATCATTTCCTGCATCAGGTCATTTGATATAGAAATTTTGTCGTTTTCTTCGTTATAATCTGAGGTATCTATACCTTCGTCAGAAAGTAAAGGTTCTTTCTTATTGAGCGAGTACAGTTCCGTCCTGGACATGATATACAGAATGATGATAATCGAAATAACTAAAATGAGTTTATTCATCTATATTTAATTGTGATTTTATTTAAAAATTTTTTTAGTATACACTTTTAAATGTCGCTTTTGATATACAGTCCTCAGTGTAATCATAGTTTGGATATAATAGATTACATCGGTAAAAATGAACAATTGAAATCTATCGTTTCGTATCATAACATTAATGAACGTGGTATACCACCTCAATATAAAAATAAAATCAGCAGGGTACCAACCATGTTAACTAAGAACGGTAAACTACTTGTTGGTAATGAAATAAAGAACTGGCTCAATTCACTATTACCCGTAAAAGAAGTCGAAATGGCTGGGTTTGGAAACTGTTCCATGACAACGTTAGATGGTGAAGGTAATAACGAACTATTCGGTTTGGATGATTACGGTACGGCATTACAACCACCCATGACTCCAGAACTTGAGGAAAAAATAAATAGAAGTGTTAGTGATGCGTACAACTCATCATCTAAACAAACGTAATATAAAGAAATAAATACATTTTATGATAATGAAACTCGTCACAGTTCAGGCGTCTGCTATTAAAGCAACTTTCGAAGTTTTAAAAGATATATTGAACGATGTTAATGTATATTTCAAACCAGACGGTATGTATATAGTCACTTTAGATACCGCTAGGACTTCTTTAGTAGATATGTACTTAGCTAGCGATCTTTTCGATGAGTACGTCTGTGAAAATGAAATTATAGCCGGTATAAACGTATCGAATACGTTTAAACTTCTGAAATCGATATCGAATAGCGATGTTCTTAAAATGTCAATAGATTGTCGAGAATTTATGAATATAGAAATACACAGTGAAGTGAAGAAAACGTGTACAAAATTTGCACTCAAACTTCTCGATATAAACGAAAACCAAATAGAAGTTCCTCAAATGAACATGACAACGATAACACCCATGCCATCTGCCGATTTCCAAAGAATATGTAGAGATATGTTTAACATATCGAATGATATAGAAATAACAAGAGATGGACACGTATTTAGATTATACTGTTCAGGTGATTTTGCGAATCAAGAAACTGAAATTCAATGTACCGAAGAGAGTCCCAAAATTTGTGGTACGTATTCACTTCGGTACATGAACATATTTACTAAAGCTACAAGTATGTGTTCAACTGTACAAATCATGCAAGAAGAACAGAATAGGTTTTTGATATTAAAATACAACGTTGCAAATCTCGGTGAACTTAAATTTTATTTAGCAACAAAAGCAACTTCGGATGATAATTAAGGTATACTTAAATCGGTTATATATCCTTCTACTGTATTTACATGTTTTACCATACCTAAAGGACTTTTTAGCTTTATTGTTGGGTATTCATTTGTAAGTGTTTCTGTATCGTAATACAATAAATCA